GAATCTGGAACATTTGGGCTATCAGATCGGGGTGTTCCGCGCCGACGGGAAACCGGGCGAGGAAAGCGGACGCTGGATTTCAAACAAGTGCACACTGGAATTGATTAATGTATTCCGGGATCATTGCATGCTGTGCGACAAAGATTTCGACGGCCAGTGTAAATGCACGTTGCGCAAAGCGTTCGACGAGTTTCCGGTCGATCTGCCGGAGGGGACGCGGGGATGCCCGTACTACGCCGCTTGGGCGATGGAGGTGTGACACATGCAGGACATTCTGGGGCAGAGCTATTGCGAACTAGATGAGGACACTACCGCCAAAGTGTATGCATCACTGACGGAGAATATGCACGACACGGCTGTACGGTTGGCTGATGGGAGATGCGGGCATGGGTGCGATGGGTGCCCGGCGGCGCTGTGGAGAGATAGCAATGGCGCATGCCTGATTCGGCGAATTGCGAAAATCAAAAACGCCGGAGAACAGGTGCTCAAACTGCAAGATTGGGGTTATTGCAACCCGAAGCTGCTCCCCTGCCCATTCTGCGGCGGTGGCAACCTTGAGATAACAAACGAAAAAGACTTCAACACGCTTGACCGTGATAACAACGGCGCGGCGATGCGCATTTCGTGCAATGACTGCGACTTTGATTTTTGGGAGCATACGCATAGCGAGCACGACTATTTCAAGCGTCGTATGAGACTTGTGCGCAGATGGAATAGGAGGGGCGAGAATGAGCATTAAGCTCGGTAGCCTGTTCGATGGCTCAGGCGGTTTCCCGCTGGCCGGTGCGATCAGCGGGATTGAGCCTGTCTGGGCGGCAGAGGTGGAGCCGTACCCCATAGCGGTGACGCGCTCCCGATTCCCGCGGATGGAACACCTCGGCAGCGTGACTGAGGTGCATGGCGACAAGGTGCGGCCGGTGGATGTGATTACTTTCGGTTCGCCCTGCCAGGACTTGAGCCTAGCTGGCAAAAGAGCAGGCATCCACGACGGGCAACGCTCTAATCTGTTTTTCGAGGCAATCCGAATTATAAAAGAAATGAGGCAGGCAACCAATGGACGGTATCCAACTTTCGTTGTTTGGGAAAACGTGCCCGGAGCCTTCAGCAGCAACAAAGGCGAAGACTTCCGGTGCGTGCTCGAGGAATTTGTTAAAGTCTGCGGGGGACACACTGTGCCTCGACCTGACAAAAGCAAATGGAAATCATCCGGAGAGATCGTGGGTGACGGTTACAGCGTCGCGTGGAGGCAGCTCGACGCGCAATACTGGGGAGTGCCCCAGCGTCGCAAGAGAATCTACCTTGTGGCAGATTTTGCAGGCGGACGCGCCGGAGAAATATTATTTGAGCGCGAGAGCCTGCGCGGGCATCCTGCGCCGGGCAGAGCGCCGGGGCAAGGCACTTCCGCCGATACTGCGGGAAGCGCTGGAGGAAGTAGTGACGTTGAGCGTCTAAATCCGATTTACGCATTGCAAGGCAACGGAATCGACCGCGCAGAAACCGCCAGATGCAACGGCAGGGATTGGCGGGAGGGCGTGTGCTACGACGCACGCGGTAACGGAGATGGGACACATTGCCCGACGCTGACCGGCAACCATGAGAACCGCGTGACGGACTACACGGCGCTGTGTATAGGCCATGGCGAACCGAACAGCATCACGATGGCTAACCAGGCGAATACGCTGACGTGCATGCATGATCAGCAGGCCGTTCTGACATCCGGCAAACTGCCGCGCAAGTACATCATTCGCCGCCTGACGCCGCTGGAATGCTGCAGATTGCAGGGATTCCCCGACGGGTGGGGCATCCCCGACCACAAGGACAGGCTGTCGAACGAGGAACTGGAGTTCTGGCAGGGAGTGCGCGACACCTGCGCATCCATCGCAGGGAAGCCGCCCAAGAAATACAGCACGAAATCGCTGACTAGGTGGTACAACGCCCTGCACACGGATAGCGCGGAGTACAAGATGTGGGGCAACGGCATCGCACTTCCATGCGCAGCTTTTGTATTGGGAAATGTAGTAAATGTAATTCGCGAAAACATGGAATAGGAGGACGAACAATGGCTGAATTTGCGGAGATCATGCGTCAGGCCAGGCGGCTGTGCGCCGCCAACGGCGGCATGTGTATCCAGCGCAATTGCCCGCTGGATAACGGAGAAGCATGCCGCCTATTACCCGATCATGACGGCGAGGACTACAACGAGGTGGAGCGCATCATCATGGACTGGGCGAAAGAGCACCCCGAACCGGTGTATCCGTCGTGGGAGGAAGGCTGGAGGCAGCTCTTCCCGGATGCAAAAAGTACGCCATGCCCAGAGTGCTTCGGGCTTAAATATAGCGTTCCGGAATGCGCATACCTGGCATGCCCTGATTGCAAGTCCAACCCCATGCCTGCCGAGGTCGCGGAGAAGCTGGGGATTGAGCCGATAATAGCAAAGTGAGGAGAATCTAAAATGGAACGGAAAGTGATTGATTCTTTTACGGTCGGAGGGACAAAGGCAGGTCCGAGCATGCCAGGAGCACGGCTTCAGCAGATGCTGGGCACAAGGATAGTAATCGACATGAGCAGCAGAACGCTGTATGTGCCTACGATGAAGGGCGTTGTACAGGCTAGCACAGGCGATCGAATCATCCTCTATGACGACGATATGTTGGAGGTAGAGCATGGGCAGTAAGACTAAGATAGACTGGTGCGACGCTACATGGAATCCTGTTACGGGCTGCTTGCACGGATGTGAATATTGCTATGCAAGGAAGATTGCGGAGCGGTTCGGCTCAGGACTGACGCCGCTGTTCACCAATTACCCCGTGCTGGATAAGCCTGTGTATTACATCGATGCATACGGATATACGCTGGACGCGGGAATCAGCGGAGGTAAGATTCAGCCCTATCCGTTTGATTTCACGCCCACCTTCCACCGCTACAAACTGGGGGAACCGGCGCGATGGAAGAAGCCGCGTAATATCTTTGTGTGCAGCATGGCCGACCTGTTCGGGGACTGGGTGCCGGACGAATGGATCGCTGATGTATTTGATGCGTGCGAGGCCGCCCCACAACACCGATATCTATTCCTGACCAAAAATCCGAAGCGCCTGACGCGGATGGCATATGCATACAAGGTGTACAGATGGAATGAAAAACATATGGGAACACCGCATCCAGACACGCTTAAAGTGGGCAATGTAGAGCTACCCGTTCATGATAACTGGTGGTTTGGAAGCACAATAGACAATGCAGATGCGCGGCGCTTTAATGGCAATTTCCGCTGGAATACATTTACAAGCATTGAACCGCTGATGGAACATATGCACATGGGAATTGGCTCTTTCGGAATGGATCAATGGACGATCATTGGAGCAGAAACGGGGAAACGCAAAAATAAGGTGATTCCATGCCGCGAATGGGTTGAGAATATCGTTCAAGCTGCCGACTTGACAGGCGTAAAAATCTTTATGAAAGAGAGTTTGCGCGACCTGATGGGCGATGACTTCCGACAGGAATTCCCGTGGGAGGCAGCGGAATGAAAAAGTTTTCGCCGCAGGAAATTGCAAAAATTCTCCGGTGCGAGGCACGCGCGGGCAAGTGTGATCCCTGTGACTGCCGGAATGGTTGCCCGTATTACGTGGAATTTCCCAATGCTTTGTCGCAACGGGAGTTGTACGAACTGGCTGCGGACTATATCGACTGGCTACTTGTCGAGGCCAACATAACGATAATACCGGATTAAGGAGCGTGCGAAATGAAAACGCCGAAAGAGATCAAATACACGCTGCATTGGTGCAGGAATAGTGACGCAAATAATCAGTGCATCGGATGCCCATATAAAAAAATTGAAGATTGTGAATATGCTCTTGATGCTGACGCTCTGGCCTACATCCAGCAGCTTGAAGCGCAGCAGCCGCGCTGGATCAGCGTCAAGGAGCGGGAGCCGGAGCATGACGGCCTGTACTATTGTCACACCGCGATATGGGGGGACATAATGTGCCGATACGCTAACGGGAGATGGGTCGACGACAAGGCGAGATTTACGAATTTCCCGCGGCGGCCTACTCACTGGTTGGAGATTCTGGAGATACCCCAGCTGCCGAAGGAGGAAGCATAATGCGAGTGCTGGTGGCGTGCGAAGAAAGTCAGGCCGTGTGCCTGGCTTTCCGGGAGCGCGGGCATGAGGCGTACTCGTGCGACATCCAGGAGCCGTCCGGAGGGCACCCGGAGTGGCATATCCGGGCCGATGCGCTGGAACTGTTAAAGCTGCCGTGGGATTTGATCATCGCCCACCCACCATGTACATACATGGCCAATTCCGGGGCGGTGCGCATGCGCGTAAAAGGTGAAATCCAGCCGGAACGATACAAAAAGGCGATGGAGGCAAAGGCGTTTTTTATGGCATTTTACAATGCAAATTGTCAGAAAATTGCCATAGAGAACCCAACGCCGATGAAACTCATAGGGCTGCCGCCATACACGCAGGCAATACAGCCGTATGAGTATGGGCACCCGTACAGCAAGCGCACATGTTTGTGGCTGAAGGGGTTGCCGCCGCTGGTGCCGACGTGTGTAATGGCCGAGCACAAACCGTACGTTAATGGCGGATGCAAGGACGCACACGGAAATTACAGGCGGTTTCAGGGGCGCAAGGAACGTGATGCAAAAACAAAGAGTAAAACATTCCCCGGCATAGCGCTGGCTATGGCGGAGCAATGGGGATAGGAGGATAACATGGACGATCTGATTAGCCGGGAGGCGCTGCTTGACTGTATGCCAAAGGACGATCAACTGATGTCGAGTTGTGTGCGCAGGTGTATATGCGATGCTCCCGCCGTGGACGCGAAGCCGGTGCGGCATGGAAGGTGGCTAAAAGCAAGCGGGATGCTACCGCCTGAATGCCACGATAAAAAACGCTGTTCCGTTTGTGCGAACTTCGCTTTGCACGATCGCTTGGGTAGAGTGCGACCGTCCAACTACTGCCCCAATTGCGGGGCGAAGATGGAGGATAAGGATAATGAATGAGTGCAAAAATTGCAAGATGCCGGTTGGAATATCGTGCTGCTTCAACTGTGGCCGCGACAGCAGCAAATGCGGAGTATGGCACGACTGCGGCAAGAACTGCCCCGGCTGGGAAAAAAGGATAAAAGGTGATCTGATCAGCCGCAAAGCGCTGTTGAAAGAATACGAATGGCTAATGACTCAGACCTCAGATTGCAACAAGCCCGTGCTGCAAGAGCACATTGACCGCATCAATCGTCAGCCCACCGTGGACGCGGTTCAGGCCGTGCGCTGCAAGGATTGCGCACACTCTGCAATTGACGCAAAAACTGGGCAAATGATGTGCGCCCTAAACGGAGAGATCAAGCCAGACGGACGCATTTGGTATGGGACGGCTGTTAACGAAACGCATTTCTGCGGTTACGGCGAAACGCCGGACGAACGGCAGCAGCGCGATGCCGCAGAACAGGACGCGTATGAGCAGCTGTGTAACCTGGGCAATCCTGAGGACGGGAGCCTGTAACGGAAGAAAAGGAGGAATAAGCACATGTCTAACATGAAAACTTACATCGTAAATCCGGATAAGCTATCTCGCGAACTCGAAAAGCGCGGCCTTACAAAAGCCACCGTAAGCCGCGAAATGGGCTTTTGCGAATCGTACCTCTCGCAAGTGATGCAAAGGGGTATAATTTCAAAAGTCGCCGCAAGGGCGCTAGAAAGCACCTACAACATCCGTCTTGTCGACTACGCGCTGAAGGAAGCAACCCCTGAGCTAGTTGCCCCCCCTGCGCCCATACAGCTTGAACTTGATTACGTGAAACTGCGCAATATCATTTACGAGGCGGTTTACTCCGCCGTTAAAAAGGCATGGTCGGAATAGGAGGAAGCCGAAATGATGGTATTGATCTCACAGCCCATGGCAGGGAAAACCCAACAGGAAATCATTAAAACCCGTGAGCGTGCAATTCGCACGCTCCGGGAAAGTGGGTATGAAATCATTGATAGCCTATTACCAAGCAGATTACAAAACGGATTCATGAAAAGGAGTTCGAAAGTTATCAACGTCCCGCTGTATTATCTGGCGGAATCGCTTGAACTCATGAGCTGTTGTGATACTGTCTATTTTTGCGAGGGGTGGAAACAAGCGCGGGGATGTTGCGTCGAGCATGAAGCGGCCCGCGAATATGGATTAAAAATCATTTACGAAGTTACGGAGGGAGCGCAATGATCGGTGAAGTTGCCGCGTTTGCTGTCGATGACTTGGTGAAAGAGCTGCGTTGCATGGCGGCCCGGGACATGGGATCGGATGAGTGGAAGAAATGCATGGAGTTGCATGAGAAATTTTCCGACGACGTATGCGAACGGTGTGAATATTACGATGGCAGTCCGTGCGGGTACGATCCCGGCAACCCGTATGACCTGTGCAGTCTGGCGGCGGATGAGATTGAGATGCTGCGAGGGCGGGCCGAGCAGGCCGAGGCCGCGCTCAAGGCGGCAGAGGATGACATCCGCGAGTTGCTTTTACACGGGGAAAGAGGGCATGAAAAGCCTGTTTGCTATTATTGCGCCGTGGAAGACGCGAATGAATGTATAGAACATGGCTGCGAAAAGCTGGCCCGCTGGCGCGGTGCGAGCAGAGAATGATGGAGGGAATTATGAAAACACGCGGCAGAATCCCGTACTACGTATACAGCCGGTGCACCATCCTTGCAAAGGCGTACTACGATATACCTGCACGGCTGCGAGAGATAGAGCGTGATATTATCATGGCATCTGCCCCTCCCGGCGACGGTATGCCGCGAGGGAATGCTATTGGTGACCCCACGTCCGAAAAAGCGCTGAAAATCATGCGGGCGAAAGAAGCGACGGAGCGCCAGTACAAAGCATTACAGGACGCATTTGACGAGCTTCCGGACGAATTCAGCCGGGAGTTAATCGACAAAAACTTGTTCCGTGGGATACCGATGGACTATGTGGTGGTGCCGATGTCAGAGCGCCAAAAAAAGCGGGTGCGGTCAGGATTTATCCGGGCACTAGCGGAAAAACTGGAAGAAATCTGAAATGTTGGCACTTTTTGGACAATGAAACGTGGTAAAATAGTATCGTCGAAAGTCGGGCCTCAAAGCCCGGCTTTTTTGTCGCCGGAGGAACCAATGCCGCATACTGTTCTCGATTCATGACCTGCTATTGGGTAGTGCCGTGTTTTTCCTCCGCACGGTGGGATTTTTCGTGGTGGTGGGGCCGCAGATAGAATGGAGGGAAACATGGAAATCAATGGGATCCGGGTGGTAGAGACAGATTGCATGCTGGCGGTGGATGAGATTACTCCGTATGCCAACAACGCAAAGAAGCACCCGAAGTTTCAAATTGATGAGCTAAAAGAGAGCATACGGCAGTTCGGCATGGACGACCCTATCGGTGTATGGGGAGAGAAAAACATTATTGTGGAAGGCCACGGGAGATTAGAGGCATGCAAACAATTAGGCATTACGACTATCCCGTGCATTAGACTGGATCACCTGACAGACGAACAGCGCAGGGCCTACGGGCTGGCACACAATCAACTTACGTTGGATAGTGGGTGGGAGGAAACGCTTCTGGCTTCCGAACTGGCTGGGATTACTGACATTGATATGAGTGCATTCGGATTCGATGTTTCAGAAAATGAAACTGAGGAACCATATACGATGAAAACCAACATCCCTCAATATGAGATCACTGGAGCAGAACCGACTTTCGCCGACATGTTGGATACTACAAAAACCGAAATGCTGATTGCGGAAATTGAGCATGCTGACATCACTGAGGAAGAGCGGGAATTCCTGGTGCATGCCGCTGGCAGGCATAGCGTTTTCAACTACCGCAATATAGCGGAATACTACGCGCATGCCACACCGGAAATGCAGAGGCTCATGGAGCGGAGTGCGTTGGTAATTATTGATGTAGATAATGCGATTGCAAACGGATACGCAAAACTATCTGCAAATATTGCGGATATGATCGGGGATATTAGCGAGGCGGAAAATGATTCGTGATGATTTTGCTGTGCTGATTCTCACGCATGGCCGCGCCGACAAGGTATATACGATTAAACGAGTTTTAGAGGCTGGCAATTATACCGGGAAATACTATCTGGTAATTGATGATGAGGATGACCAAGCGGGCGAGTATATTAAGAGGTATGGAAGAGAAAAAGTGCAGGTTTTCTGCAAGCAGGCGGTTGACGATCGGATAGATACCATGGACACATTCCATGAGCATCGAGCAATTGTGTATGCGAGAAACGCAGCATTTGACGTTGCGAGAAAACTGGGCCTGAAATATTTCTTGGAGTTCGACGATGATTATATAGACTGTCAATTCAGAGTGGATGATGGAAGAAAATTAAAAGTGATGTCATGCAGGGATTTAGACACGCTGTTTGAAAGCATGCTGGATTTCCTAGATGACACCGGGGCGTTAACTGTTGCGTTCTGCCAGGGCGGAGACTTTATCGGCGGTAAAAACAATGTACGTGTTCGAGAACAGGTGCTACGGAAAGCGATGAACAGTTTTTTCTGTCGTGTTGATAGGCCGGTGGATTTCTTCGGCACGATCAATGAGGATGTGAACATGTACACCCTGCTTGGTAGCAGGGGGGAATTGATAATGTCTATCGTGGCAGCAATGATAGTGCAAAAGCAGACGCAGAAAACCTCCGGAGGAATGACAGAATTATATCTGGATGGTGGGACGTTCAAGAAATCGTTCTACAGCGTGATGGCAATGCCGTCGGCAGTTACCGTGAGAGTTATGGGAGACAAGCACATGCGTATGCACCATCATGTAAATTGGGAATGCTGCGTACCTAAAATAATAAATCAGGCATACCAAAAAGAAAGGAGTGAAAGCAATGGCTGAGAAAAAAAATCCAGGGGTGGAGAACCTCATCCCGATGAATAAACGCTCAGAGGCAGAACAAAGGGCTATCAAAGCTGCCGGAGGCAAGGCGAGCGGGGAAGCCCGGAGAAAGAAACGAAAAATGCGTGAACTGGCGCAAATGGTGCTAACGCTGCAACCTGAGGTGCAGTTACCAATCAGAGAGCGCCTGAAAAAAATGGGTATGTCCGATGATGAAATTGCTACAATTGATGTCGATCTGCTGTCGCTTGCGGCGATTGCGACAAAAGCGATTAAGGGCGACCTACAGGCGTATAAAATGTTGCATGAGATGAGTGGGAACATTCTCGATGCGCGGACTAACATTGAGAATAAGCGGCTGGAACTGCAGCGGGAAATGTGGGAGGCAGAAGAGACGCGGAAATCAGAGGGGAACAGTTCCAATGGCGATTTGGAGCGGCTGATAAAGGGATTCGAGAACGTGAGAGATGACGGCACCTAACAATGACGTGTATACCCCAAAACAGGCGCAATTGTTACAGGTATTTGCACATGGGGGGTTGCGCCGTATAAACCTGCTGCATGGCGCAGTACGTAGTGGCAAAACCTATATATCATTGGTGCTTTGGGCATTCTGGGTTGCATCGATGCCTGCGGGTGGACAATACCTGATGTGCGCGAAGAGCCTGACGACGCTGAAGCGCAACTGTCTGGTACTGCTGCAGGATTTGGTGGGCCGCAGGAATTTCACATTTTCGCTGTCGCAGAAAGAGGCGAAGTTATTCGGACGGACAGTACAGCTAGAGGGCGCGAATGATATCCGGTCGGAATCAAAAATCCGAGGCATGACGCTACAAGGCGCGTACTGCGATGAGCTGACGTTGTTCCCGGAGGATTTTTTCGCGATGCTGTTGTCGCGTCTGTCCATGCCGGGGGCAAAACTGTTCGCTACGACCAACCCGGATTCGCCCACACACTGGTTGAAAGCGAAATACATAGACCGCGCCGACGAACTGGATATGTACCAAATGTCATTCACAATCGACGAGAACACGTTCCTGGAACGGGAGTACATCGAAAACCTGAAGCGCGAGTATGTGGGTGTCTACTACTCCAGATACATCCTCGGCGAATGGGTAAAGGCCGAGGGCCTGATTTATCCATTTTTTGGGGCTGGAAATCAGACGGATGAAAACATCCTGCCGGGAACATTCGGCTGGACGTTTTACATATCCATTGACTACGGCACGCTCAACCCGTGCGCTATGATATTATGGGCGGTAAATGAGCGCCAGCGCCGGGCTATTGCGATTGATGAGTTTTACTATTCGGGCCGAGGGCAGTACGCACAGCGCACGGATGCGGAATACTACGGTGACCTGGTACGGTTAGCAGGTGAATACCCATTGGAGAGCATCGTTATAGACCCCTCGGCGGCATCGTTCATCGCTGAAATCCGGAAGCATGGGCGGTTCTCGGTGCGGAAGGCCAACAATGATGTGCTGGAAGGTATCAGGCGAACTGGCGCATATGTGAAATCTGGGCAAATCGTCATAAGCCGAAAGTGTCAGGACACCATCCGGGAATTCGGCCTGTACGTATGGGACGAAAAGAGCAATGCCGACCGGCCAATAAAAGAAAATGACCATGCCATGGACAGTGTGCGGTACATGGCGTTTACTATTTTACGCAGTTTGGGGTGGTAGATATGGGCGCATGGCTGCGCTTGAGGGATTGGGTGCTTCGGCTGTTCGGCGTGAAGCCGCAACAGTCAGACGATATGCTTCTGCATGCCGAGGAAGACGCGCAGAGGTATTTCGACATCGCAAAGGAAAACCTGACGGCGATTATTGCCAATAGTTTGGCGACATTGGCGTTTGGAGATGGCGATGTCACTATTGCCGACGAGGCCAATATGGAGACCCCGCCGCCGCGAATTGATGTGCTCCGGGGGATGCTGGACGCAGAACTGGACGAGGCCAAACGTACCGTCTCTGCAGGGCTGGGTGTGGGAATGGTTGCGACTATCCCGTACAGTGTGGACACCGGGCTGGGCCGGAAGATTTACACCAGCACAGTGACCAAAGACCGTTTTTTCATCACGGGCATGCAGGGCACGGACATAACCGAGTGCGTAGTGCTATCTGACATGTTCCAGGACGGCACCAGCATGATTTGCAGGTGGACGGCATACAGCGTAAAAAACGGTGTGTACACCATCCGCAACAAGGCCACCAAGGACGGCGAAGAGATCGTAATCACCGATGTACCGCGATGGGCTGACATTGCGCCAGAGGTGAGCATTGCCGGGGTGGAGCGCCTGCCCATTGGGATATTCCGCTGCCCGACCGCGAACCGCAGACCGGATGATATTACTGGAGTGCCCATTACGTTTGGGTGCGATGCGACGTTGAAGAAAATCGCGACTACGCTAGAGGACATCGAAACGGAGTATAAGCGCAAGAAAGTTCGTGTAATGGCAGACCGGACGCTGCTGAATACCCTGTACGATTCCAACGGCAATGTGATTAAGCAGGACATGGATGACAGTCTGTTCTTGCGGTTGCAGAACAGCGACACCTTTGACATTGATGTGTTCGACCCGGCTATCCGCGAATCCAGCTATTACACCAAGCTCCAGCAGCATTTCGCATTTTTGGAGAAGGAAATTGGGGTATCCCGTGGTATCCTGACGGATTCCGAGAGCCAAAACGCAACGGCGACGGAAATTCGGAGGGCGATGTACTCCACCTTCTGCATGCTGGACGACATCCACCGGGAGTATGAAAAATACCTGGATGCGCTGATGTACGGCATCAACGTGCTATGCAATTTCTATGGCATTGAGCAGGATACGCCATACAGCATATCCTACGATTGGTCATATGCACTGCTGGAGGATAGTGCGGCAACGTGGGCGCAGAAACTTCAGGCTGTTAGCGTGGGCGCGGAGAAAAAAGCGGAATTGCGGATGTTCCTGCACCCCGACGAGGATGAGGCCACGGCGCAGGCTGTTATCGACGAGATACAGCAGAGCACGATGGACTTGCAGGACATGCTAGGCCGCACCGGCAACGACGAAGAGAGTGACGATTAATGCTTTCGCAGGATACATTGGGGCATGTGGCTGACAAGATCGGAAAGCGCTTCAGCGGCGTGGAAACCCTGGTACTTACGACCGTCGCAAAGCGCATCCGCGAAATAGGCGAAGTGCTTCCGTCGGATGCAACGGCGCTGGCACGGCTGACCAACATCGGCTCGGATATATCCACGATAACGCTGTATTTCCAGCAACAGACGGGCCTAGCGGCAAGCGAAATCCAGCAGATATACCAGGCCGCAGCCATTGCAAATTTGGAGTTTGCTCGGAAATTCTACGCGGCCCAGGGACGGCGATATATCCCATATGCCAACAATGCCCCACTACAGCGCATTGTGGAGGCCCAGACGCAATTGACGGCAAACACCCTCGAAAACCTGTCCAATACCACCGTCATGAACGGCGGGCATGGGAAAAACTATATGCCAATCGATATGGCATACAGGCGTATGGTGGATTTGGCGGTATCGGCGGTGCAGGCTGGCGTGAGCGACTACAATGCAGCGATGCATGATAGTGTCGCGCGAATGGCCCGTGCTGGCGTGAAAACCGTGGAGTATGCGTCCGGTGTGCATAGGCGGTTGGACAGTGCTGTGCGCATGAACATCATTGATGGTGTGCGGGCTGTGAATCAGGATGTTGCACGGCAGATAGGCGCGGAGTTTGGGGCGGACGGTGTGGAGCTGTCCGCACACATGACATGTGCGCCGGATCACCTGCCGATGCAGGGTCGACAGTTCGCGCAATCGGAATTTGACGCGCTGCAAACCCAACGCCCCAGCAGAGACTATCAGGGCCATAGATATGACGCAATCCGTCGCCCTATTGGGATGTGGAACTGCAGACATTTTGCGTATCCCATAGTACTGGGTGTGTCTGAGCCTATCCACACCGACGGGGAGTTGGAGCGGATTCGCGAGGACAACGAGAAGACCATCGACATCGCCGGGAAACAGATGACCGCTTATGAAGCGTCGCAGTTGATGCGGAAAATCGAAACCCAAATCCGCAAAGCCAAGAACGAGGCAGTGACATTTTGGGCTAGTGGTGATACGTTTTCAGAGGCGATGGCCAGGGACAGGGTGCGGGTGCTGACTGCTAAATACCAGGCGGTCGCGCAGGCTGCGAACCAGCGCATGAAATACGCACGTATCCGGGTACCTGGATACAAAACTTCCACCCCGCCGTTGCAATCTGAGTTGAATTCTGACGGCTATCGTGGTATAATAGAGAGGGACGGAAACCGAGAGTACGCACGAATTTTAAATGCGAGTGGCGAAGAAAAATACAACTATTTGCACACCGATGTTATTCAGAACCTGGATAGCTCGGAGGCAATTAGGAAGCACTTCGAATATGTGGATAAGTTCGGTGACAAATATAGCCCGGTTACGCAAGAATTTGGAGAGTTCAAAATTGACATCCAAAAAGAAATTGCGGAGGGGCTGGAATGGGCACGCACTACGTACAAGCTCGACCGGTTGCCTGCAAAAATTACACGCGAAACTGGGCGGGGGCATACTACCGGCGCATACAATCCTGTCGAAAACAAGATTTACTTCAGGCCGCGGATATCGATCCACGATGCATTTGCTACTGCGGTGCACGAAATGACCCACTATACTGCGAGAAGAAAGTTTGTTAATCCAGATGGCATATGCAATCAAGCCTTGCGCAATCTTAAGATACGAGGAAAAACAAAAGCCGAAAGATTACAGCGCGAGGTTGTTGGATTAACAAACTCAACCCGCGACTGGGATACTCCCGACGAGCTCGTGGCATATTCGCTAGAACGCGAAGCCACCAATAGACAGACTACATTGAGTACAGAGATCGCAAAACTATTTATGGAGGCGATATTGAAATGAGTGAACGCTACAGGCTGGAAACACCACCTGCGGAAATTGAAAGCGAGGCAGAAGCACTCGCCAGAGCGTTCAACGCCCAGTTCGATTTTGAGGATGAAAGCCTCGACTATAACGGCGCGTACTGGAAATATTTCGAAGAGCACGGTTCCAGACGGCTACTGGAATACATAAGAAACCAGCCAGAATCGGATGAATAATATAAACCGCCTTGCGTATACGAGGCGGTTTATGCTTACCCTTTGGTATCATTGGCGCATGGAAACACCATGCGCCATTGTTATACAGTTTGTCCGCAATGACGAGAAACTACTAACGCGCATGCTGACGGAGAACAGTGATAAAAAACCGAGGCGCAGAAGGGAGACTAATATGACGAGGGAACAAGTAAAAACTATTATCGGGGAAGGCGCGACGGACGAAATGGTGAATGCCATTTTGAACGCGGCATCTGCGGACATTGGGAAGGCCAAAGCAGAAACTGCTACGTTGCAGCAGCAGGTTACTGATGCAAAGGCCCAACTTGCTACGGCGCAGGAAACTATCACACAGTTGGAAGCCAACAAGGCCAATGCTGATGGTTTGCAGGCGCAGATCGACAAATACCGCGCGGATGAACAGCGTCGGGAACAGGAAGCCAAGGCCGCAGCAGCTAAGGCAGCGCTAAAGGAGCGCTTCGATAAGGCTGTCGAAGGAAAGACCTTTTTAAACGAGTACACCCGTGATGGCGTGTATGCGCGATTCGAGGCGGCTGTTGCAGATGCCGGGAATGCTGGAAAGGGCGATGCGGCTATCATGGCTGAGCTGATTTCCGGCCCTGGTGTTCTGGCGAACCCCAATCCCCTGATTAATATCCCCGGCCCGGCCCCCATTGACAATGCCATGCTGTCTGTTGAAGCCTACAAGGCCATGCCGCTGGCGGAGAAAATGCGCTGGGCAAATGCGAACCCGGAAGCCTATGCTCGGCTTTCGGACATTATCAAAACCGAGAAAGGATGATCTGAATGGGCGTTTTTGATTCTAAGATTTTCAATGGCGAGGTATTTGGTAGCTATGTTGACCGTGTGCCCCGCGTAAAGCAGAACGCGCTTGTTAAGGCAGGCGTGTTCCGCACCCGGAACGACCTGCGGGCGATGTTTGGCGCTCAGGCTGGCGGCAATTTTGCCACTGTACCCCTGTATGGTCTGCTGGATGGCGACCCCGTGAACTATGACGGCGGCACCAACATCACCAACACCAGCACCAAGACTTATTCCCAGTCCATGATCGTTGTGGGCCGCGCCAAGGCGTGGAAGGAGCGCGATTTCTCCGACGACATCACCGGCGCGAACTACATGGAGAACATCGCCGCGCAGGTTGCTGACTACTGGGATGACATCGATCAGGATATCCTGCTGGCAATCCTGAAGGGCGTGTTTTCCATCGCCGGTAACGACGGTTTTGCCAACAAGCACACGCTGGACATCACCGGTGAGGCCAATGCCATGGTCAACGCTGCCACCCTGAACACCGCCACCCAGAAGGCCGTTGGCGCGAACAAGGGCATCTTCCGTGTGGCGCTGATGCACTCTGTTGTGGCCACCAACCTGGAAAACCTGCGGCTGCTGGAATACCTGAAATATACCGACGCGTCTGGCATGCAGCGGGATCTGACCATGGGCACCTGGAACGGTCGGACGGTACTGGTGGACGACGACATGCCTGCCACCACTGGCTACTACAAAACTACCGAGGGCGGACATGCCGGTGCGCTGAAGGTCATTGCTGATTCTGGCACCGTCAGCGGTGCGCAGATCAAGCTTGCCACCGTGAAGGCCGCGGATTTCTATCCTGCCGACGTAGCTGTAGACGACTACGTGTACCTCGGCGAGAAGTACACTACCTACCTGCTGGGCGACGGCGCGTTTACCTACAGCGATGTGGGCGCAAAGGTGCCGTATGAGGTTGACCGTGACCCCGCCACCAACGGCGGTGAAAACCTGCTGTACACCCGTCAGCGCAAGATTTTCGCCCCCATGGGTATCAGCTTCGTGCAGCCCACCTCGGCCATTATCTCCCCCACCAACGCCGAACTGGCAACCGGCGCACGCTGGGCGCTCGTGAAAGATGCGGCTGGCACCAGCTTTATCAACCACAAGGCAATCCCCATTGCACGAATCGTGTCTCAGGGCTAACAACACGCGCGGGCCTGTCGTATTTCGGCAGGCCCTTTGAGGTGCATTATGGATTATATCGATTACGACTATTACGAGACATACGGCGGGACGTGCGATGACGATAATTTCCCCCGCATGTATTACCGCGCTAAATCACAGTTGGATGCGCGGACGTATGGACGGCTGCTGAAGGATACTGCCGTATCGGACAATGTGAAGCGATGCATGTGCGAGCTGGTTGATCTGGAGTGGAAGGCCGAACAACTGTATGGCGCTGATGGTGGGGCGACTGCTGTGGTGTCCGCGAGCAATGACGGCGTAAGCGAAACCTATGCCAATGCTAGCGCGGTAGACTGGTACGAGCGTGTGCAGCCCCGCAGAGCCGAGGACATCATGCAAATGTACCTGGCTAATGAGCGCAACGAGGCTGGTGTGATGCTGCTGTATCGGGGGATATCCAGATGAGGTATCCCAGATGGTGGACGGATAGCGTAACGATATACCATCGCACCGAAAGCAATTCCCGTGTCGCATGGGTACGATATACTGCTGCTGGGTGCTATTTCCGGATTCGCGGCGGCGTATCCTACGGACAGGAATATGGGCGTGGTGGCTGGCCCTGCATCTGCAGGCTACCGCCCCCGGATTTTGCCATTTCCCCCGGCGACATCATTGTGTTGGGAACTGTGCGTGATGTCATCGACGAGTACCAGGCAGGGAAACGCAGCACGGATATACTAGCAGCGCATGCGGGGCAGTGTTTCATGGTGCGTGAAACACGAGACAATACCCATGCTGGCACGTCGTTCCCGCACCTGTACGCGGGAGGTGAATAGCCATGTCGCTGGAAATCCACATTGACACCAGCAAATTGGCAGCGAAGCTTTTTGGCGTTGCGAATCCTAGTGATGCAGTACGGCTGTATGCCCAGCAGCGGCTAGCGGCAATGTGCGCGGACTACGTGCCCATGGAAACCGGCACGCTGGCCCAGACCACGACGATTGACGAGGATGGAGTGACCTATACCATGCCATATGCCCACTACCAATGGGAGGGCATTGTGTATGGCCCGAACATCCCCATACGCGATGGCGGAATCGTTGTGGGATTTTTCTCGCCGCCCGGAAAACAGAAATACCCCACTGGCCGCAATCTGACGTACAGCCGAGAACTGCACCCAAATGCATCTGCGCATTGGCTGGAACCGGCAATGGCGGCGCATAAGGCCCAACTGTGCCGGGAAATTGGCAGGATGATAGCGCGGGAGGCGAACACCATATGACAAATAAGACGAGTGCTGTACTAGAATACCTGCTGCAATCTCCCGCTATTTCGGCGTTTTATTTTCAGTACGCCGATGCACAGGCGAACGCTGTGCAGATTTCCAGCAATGCCGTCGACCGCGCAAATCGGAAACAGTTTGTAGACGGCTCGCAGCAAAAGCGCCTGGATTTCGCGTTTACATGGTATAAACCGCTGACATGCATCCCGGTGATAGCGGGCGCTGAATCCATCGAGACTGTAGCTGCGCTGGATGATGTGCAGGACATTATCGACTGGATTGACGCGCAGAATGACGCGCGGAACTATCCCGATCTGGGTGCTAAATGCACTGTCGACCTGATTACCTGTACGACCGACACCCCGCGCATTGCGGGGATTGACACCACATACACGCCTGCACTGGCGCGTTATCAATTTACCATACGGCTGGAATATCTCGATGAAACCGGCTGCGTATGGGGCGACTAAGAAAGGGGAATGACCTATGGCCTATACTTCCAGTTTGACCACCGGCGAACGGGCACAGCGGAAACTGCTGCTGACTGTGGCGGAGTGGACACCCGAAGGCGAACCTGCTACGCCGAAGCGCGTTATTCTGGGCAAACGCACCGAGGATTCCAGCATTGAGTTTAATGCGGACGTGGAGACTTCCACGGACATCCTCGGCATCACCTACTCTGATATTAACAAGACCGAGCCGCAGCAGACTTTCGACCCTGCCTATATCATCGGCGGTGATGATCTGATGAGCTACCTGTCCCAAGCTGCGTTGAAGAACGACATCAACGCATACAACGGCAAATTCAACGTCTATATCATCGAGGCGTGGATAAAGGACACGGCCAAATACTATGCCGTGAAGCACGCCAATTGCTCCATTATCCCCACGTCTATTGGCGGCGACAGTTTCACGTCCATGCCGTTCACGGTGTATTTCTCCAATGACATCACCGAGGGCTCCGTGGACAAACTGTCCAACGACTTCGAGTTTACCCCTGCTGTTTCTGCCTAACAATAACTACCGACGGCCCCGCCATGTGCGGGGCCATTTTTGCAAGGAGGAATCCCAATGAGCAATATGATCGACATTTCCATTCGCCCGAACGCGAGAACTGAAATCCGAATTGATAATGACGATAGCCGGGTGATTGCCCTGGATTTGCAGGATTACAACATCGTCAATCGCTTTGTTGACCTGCTGCCTGAACTGAACGCAATCGATGCGGAATATGCCGCAGCTGTGCAGGCCAAGGGCGAAGACCCGGAGATCCTGCAGGCCGTTATCGCGGCCACACGGGATCTGGAAGCCCGCATCTGCGCGGCAGTGGATACCCTGTTCGACGCGGATGTGTGCACGGTTTGCGCTGGTGGTGCATCGCTGTTTACCCCGGTCGGGGACATGCTGCTGTACGAGGTCATTATCTCCAAACTGGCTGACCTGTACGATGATGCGTTCTCCGAGGCCGTGAAGCGTCGGCAGGCGCGAGTATCCAAGCACACTGCCAAGTACACCAAAAAATGAGCAGCCTGTATTCCCTGCCTGTCACCATCACGTGTGCCGGGCAGGAATTGCCTATCCGGGGCCGTGGTGATTACCGGATAATCCTTGATGTTATCGCCGCCCTTGACGATTGGGAACTGGAAGAGGACGAACGCGCCGAGGCTGCATTGACCATCTTTTTGGACTGCGATTTATCCACGGTGCATGACCTGCAAGGGGCATGTGTGCAGATGGCCGATTTCATCTCGGCGGGCGGGAAACAGGGGAAGCGCACGAACAAAAAACTGATGGATTGGCAGGATGACGCGGCACATATTATCTCCGGGATTAACCGCGTACTGGGACAGGAGATTCGGGCATTGCCATATCTGCATTGGTGGACATTTGTCGCGGCTTATATGGAGATAGGTGACGGCACGCTGGCGATGGTGATAAGCATCCGGGAGAAACTGGCGAACGGGCGGAAACTGGAGAAATATGAACGGCAGTATTACAATGACCACCCTGAAGAATTCGAATTCTCCAGCGATAAGGCCCGGAAAGAACGCGAACGAGATGAAATCATGGAAATCTGGAATGACGGGAGTTGATGCACGATGGCCGAAACTGACGGAAGCGTCCGCCTGTCGGTAACCTTCGACGCGAAGGAAGTAAACGCGGGCGTGCGGAATGTCAAACAAAGCTTTGACGCGCTGGCGAAGTCCGCGACTGAGGCTGTGCATGGTGTGAACATGGATGCGGTCACTAAATCCGCGAAAGAGGCCGGTGACAGCATCAAGGGGTTGCAGGACGACATGGGCGATATGTCCGCCGCTGAGGCAAAACTCGCAGCACAGCTGGCCCGGGCGCTGGCCCAGGTGCAGAGCGTAGCAGCCCAGATCGCCGCAGCCAATAATAAGGCAGAGGAAAGCGCTGGAAAGTTGGCCCTCCGGCAGCAGACGTTGCAGGATAGCATGGCGAAAACTACCGCCGAGGCCAATAGGTTGCAGGCAGAATGGGATAGCATCGAACGTACCCTGAAGCGCGACCGTACATCCGGCGAACTGTTGCCTGGGCAGGATGACAAAATAGCTCAGTTGGATAAATTGGGATCGAAAATGGCCGATCTCGACGACAAAACCCGACAGTACAAAGCGGAACTGGACAGCATCGGTGAAAAGCTGGCGGCGATGAATGCCAATAGCGGCGGCGACACCCAGAGCGCACTAAAAGGCAAACTGGATGCGGCAATCGCGACGGCGGACGCGCTGCAAAAGAAATTGGACGAATTGCGGGCCACACGGGTTAATCCTGTCAATGGCAATTCTGCCGGGCGCATTGTACCTGATGTATCCGCTGAGGCGCATAAACAATCCAGCGCTGTTTATGATGCGTTTTCTAGGGCTTTCACGAAAATTGGGAACCTTGCGAAAACCGTTCTGGGCGGTGCGTTTGCCGGGATTAAGGGCATGGCAGAAGGCGCATTTAAAAACCTCGGTCGGATGGCGAAGCGCCAGTTTACACGGGTAACGGATGCGCTGAAACCAGTATCTAAATCCCTGCGGCGTATTGGACAACTGGCGCTATCGGCGTTTCTGTTTAATGGTATATCACAGGCATTCCGCAAAATCAGTGAAGGCTTCGACAAACTGATCGCAAAGGACAAGCAACTGAAGACGCAGATGTCTACCGTGAAAGGCAATCTGGTTGCGGCGTTTGCTCCGTTGTGGACAGTGGTTCGGCCTGCGCTGGAAGCCCTGCTGAACGTGATTATCGCTATCACCAGTGCATTGGCGAATTTGTCCCACGCCCTGTTTGGCGGGGCTAGTGGTGCAACGCAGCTTGCCGGGGCATTTAATAGTGCTGGCGGCGCGGCGAAATCCGCAGGAAGCGCGGCCAAAAAGGCAAAAGACCAGTTCGGCAGCTTCGACGAAATCAACCAGCTGACTGAGAAGGATTCCGGCGGTGGTGGTGGCGGCGGTGGCGGCGGCAGTGCTAACGGCCTGCTGACCGATTTGACGTGGACGGTCGACGACCTGTACGAAAAACTGCTGGCCTTCGACTGGGACGCTTTCGCGAAACGCGTGAACGATTCGTTGTTGGGGATTAATTGGCAGAAAATCGGCAACGCTTTCCGGAAAGGCATCACGTACATCACCAATGCATTGGATTCGCTGCTGACTGGCATCGATTGGGAAACTCTCGGTTCGAACATAGCCAAGGGCGCGAATGATCTGGTCAAGGCACTGCCCAATATCGCGGCCACACTGGCCAATTGGTTCAACTCCAAAATCAAACTGTTCTACGGATTCGTTAGCACGTTCGATTTTTCCGGGTTCGGAAAGTCTATCGGGCAGGCCCTCTCCAATCTAATCCTCAAAACCGACTGGGCCAAATTGATTCAGGGGTTTGGCAAACTGGCGATTGGCGTAATGGATGGCATTGTGGCGGCAATCAAAACGCTGAACACCGACGATGTTAAAAAGGTGCTAAAGGAAATACTTGAAACCGCCGTGAAAACACTGGGTACTATCACGTTGCACTTGCTCAACATTGTGCTGGACGGCACCGGGATTAAACTGGATGAGGATTCCGACATCCTGCAGATTATCGCCGGGGCGCTCGCAGGATTGGGAATTATCGTCGGTAAAGGCTCCGGAATTGGCAAGGGTGGAGCGCTTGCTATGGGGGCGCTTGCGCTTTCCATCGGGAGCGACGTAAATTTGTTACTTAAAAGTCTGGCTATGGACGGCACAAATCTTTCTCAAAACAAAGGGGCTGTCGATGCAATATGCAATTTGGCCACAAAACTTACTGGCGGAATCGTAGGGTTTATGTTGGGTGGCCCTACAGGTGCACTGAAGGGTTCTATCGCGGTAAATCTTGCATTTAAAATTGTAACGTGGGGATTTGAACAGCTGCTACCGGAAAAAGACCCGATAATCCAAGAGCTAGAAGCGCAGGGATACACTGTAAAAGGCGCTGGCCAGGTCGAAAAAACAATCACCATTACACTTAATGGTGGACAAAGTGGAATCGTTGGCAATCTGGATACCGTGATTGCATCGTTAAATGATATGCTGCGCACCGGCGAACTGTCGTTGGAAGAGTATGCCGCCGCAATGGCCCAAACCGGAATAAGCCTGGAAGAAGCTCGGCTGAAGGGTGGCGGCTTGCTATCGCAGATGGAAGCGCTGGACAGCAAACTGGGCGATGGGAGCATTAATGTCGTAGACTATCTAACCGCGTGGGCAGACAATGGTGGATCGCTTGAGGCTGCGCGTCAACACCTGATTAATCTGGGTATTCCGGTAGATCAAATCGATCTGGCGCTGGAAACCATGAAAAACAACACTGCCGAAACAGCCGAAAATATCAGCGGCATGGGTGACGCAGCAGCTGAGACCAATACCCCAATGGGAGAGCTCGCGGAGACTACGGCAGATGTTGAAACTGCATCCAAGGGCGCTAGCGATGCCACCGAGGGCCTATCAGTCAATCTGGCGGAAGCGTCCGAAAGCGGTGATGATCTGGCTAGCACCACGGAAACTGTTGCAGACAATGCGACTGATGCGGCGAAACAGTCCAAAAAATACGGCGACCAGATGAGCAAAACCGCCGATGAAACGGAAACACTCGGTGATACGCAAGACAACCTGAATGATGCGATTGTGAGTGTGGCAGAGGCCACTGATGCTTCGGCGGAGGATATGGCCGCGTCGCTGGCAACCAACCTGAGCGGCTGGCGGTACTACGCGCAACAACTCACGACGTTACTGCAAAACCTGACGACAATCCAGAAAGCCTTCTGGGACAATTTCCGGGCGGCGGCACAGACGGCAACCAGTGCGGTGCAGTCGCAGGTATCGCAGTTGGGAACGAACATGAAGAACACCCTCACGTCCGCGTGGAAATCTGTAATTGATGCTATCAACGGCAGCGGTGGCGGTGGGATTGGGAAGGGCATAAGCGTGAGTTTCAAGTCAGCCGTTAATCAGTTGATTCGCGGCCTGAACAGCGTACTCAAAAACTCGTTCGCCCAAATCAACAATGTATTCACCAAATTGCGGAATACACAGGTGATGGGCAAATATCCGTTTTCGTACTTGCCTAAAATTACGGTGCCCAATATTCCTGCGCTCGCAAAAGGCGCTGTAATTCCCGCAAACCGGGAATTCCTGGCGATTCTGGGCGACCAGAAATCCGGCACAAACGTTGAGGCCCCGTTGGACACTATCACCGAGGCGATGATGATAGCCCTGCAGGCGCAAGGCGGAACCCTCACCCCTGAAGCAATCGCGGCTGCTATGCGCAGCGCCTTGCAGGGGATGGGCGTGTATTTCGACCGGCAGCAAGCGGGCCGTATCATGGCCGGGGCAATCAACGACAACCGCAGGGCGGACGGGCGTTTCGCTTACGACCTGTAAAGGAGGCTGGCTGCACATGGCAGATGTTTTGTGGCTCGGGCCGTCCGAGGATAGTTTGACGGCAGTCAGAGCGCCGGACACGCTGACGATAACATTGCAGGACTGGGACAGCGCGAGCACCACACGCACAGCATCCGGCAAAATGGTGCGTACCGTAATTCGCGGCGGCGACAACAACGTGCGGAAGCTGGCGTTGTCGTGGGCGCTGCTGGGTTGGTCGGCGGGGAAAACCCTCGCCGACCTTGTGAAACCCACGTATGTATACTGCAAATACCCTGACCCGCAGACCGGTGCAATGCGGACGGGGCAGTTTTATGTGGGCGATAGATCGTTCGAAACCCGGCGATACCGTGATGGGACTATCGTCTGGGGCAAAATCAGTTTCAATTTGACGGAGGTGTGATATGGCGGAATTCACCGGCCCGGAGCGTCGATTAGATATCCGGGCAACCATCACCCTGAGCAACGGCACGCAGATCACCCTACAGGCCGATGATATCTACAGGTACAGCGTCAATTCGTCCGCATGCGATAGTGGTCTGCCGGTTGGCGGGGCTATCAGTGCGTCGTTTACGCTGGGAGTGGCTGCGGGTGCGCTGAATTACAATGCCGTGGAACTGGACAGTGCAGAGGTGCGCGTGCAGATTGGCACACGGGGCGATGCAGACAAATACACGTATTTTGACGCTGGATGTTGGTATGTGACCAACACCGAGACCCCGGAACAAACCGGCGAGTATACCCTCACCGGCATGGACGCTCTGGGGCTGTACTTCGATGTAACCTACACGGACGGCGCTAGCGCGTATCCTCGTACCATGGGAAGTCTGCTGGAATTGATGTGCACCATGGCAGGTGTACAGGTTACCAGTGCAACGTGGCTGAACAAGAATACGGCTATCGCTGCGATGCCCAGATGGCCTGAAGAGACCACCACCCGTGATATAGTGGGATATATTGCAGCATGTGCAGGCGGATTCGCCCGCATAAACAATTCTGGTGTGTTGGAAATCGTATCCCCCGGCAGCGGTACGGTAACTGCCAATAACCCCACGATATACACCCAATTCACCCCGCAGGGCGGCGCGAATTTCGCGTTTAACTGCCTGCGGGTGACGTTCGTTGCGGAATCGGAAGACGCGACGCAAAGCGAGCCGGTGCGGTTTGCGGTCAATGCAGATGTTGCGGATAATGCAACAACATGCATCGAGATCACCGGCAATCCCCTGTACACCGAGGCCATTGCGGCATCCGTGAAAACGGCTTTGACTGGCAAAACCTTTGAAGGCGGCACGGTCAGTTGGCTGGGTGACCCCCGGGCCGTTGTGGGCCTCGGCATGGACGTTACTGCACTGGATTCCACCGTCCATCACCTGCTGATTACGTCGTCGCAGCTGGATTTCAACACCGGCGGCTTGCTAATGACTTCCACGTCCAGCATGCCCACGTTGGCATCTAATACCTCGCAGCACTACAGCAGTAGCGGCAGGGTTTTCGACGATAATGGGCGACTGGATACTGCCAGGATTATCGATTTTTCCGGCAGCGTGGTTGATGCGGTATTGGGCAAATTCACGCGCATTGTCGTTGGAGATTTGCAGGCAGATTCGCTGTTTGCGCAAATGGCCAAAATCGTGAATATGTCCGTCTCACACCTGGATGCTGGTGTTATCGACGCTGACAAAATCAAGGCCGGCAGCATCACCGCCGACCGGATGAAGGCGAAGACCATCACCGCCGAAAGCGGCATACTGGCCGACGGCGTGGTGGGCACGGCCCAGATCGCGGATGGCAGCATCACCACGGCCAAGATTGTGGAGCTGAGTGCGGACGTGATTACCGCCGGAACCCTCAGCGTGAAGCGGCTGATTCTGGTGGGGGAAGACGGGCTGATTTACAATATCAATGCCAGCGCTGCCGGGCTCAGTAGCGAGGAACTGACGGACGAGAAATACCAGAACCAGATCAACGGCACGGTGATTGTGGCGAAATCCATTACGGCGGCGCAGATCGCGGCGGAGAGCATCACCGGCAACGAGATACTGGCCGGGAGCATCACCGCCGGGAACATCGACGTGGCGGGGCTGTTTGCGGACGAGGCCACCATTGCGGCGATTAACGCCATGGACATCAGCAGCAACAGTTACCTGAAACTGATGGTGGAAACGGCGGTGGACGACGTGCAGGTTGGCGGACGGAATTATGTGCTGGGTACGGGTGACGCTTATGTGGCGGAATCTGATGGATCAGCCCGGACGTGGCTGTTCCCGTGGAAATGTGCGAGCGCGGATATAGCTCACAGTCTGTATGGGAAAACGATCACCATATCGTTTGATTACGACCAGGCGATTACGTCGGGCGATTTCCGCATACAGGTGCAGACTACGTGGAATCAAATCAAGGAATTCACAGCAGGCACAGCCACGGCCCAACATTTTGAGGGGACTTTCACCCTGCCGGTGCCGACAGCGTTTGAAGATAGTAAAGACATCATCTACATTGACGGCACCTGGAACGGCAGCGTGACATTCCGGAACCTGAAACTGGAAATCGGCAACAAAGCCACGGACTGGACGCCTGCCCCGGAGGACGGATATAAAAGCAGCTACATCGAGATTCGCGACGACCATGTAGACATCGGCACCGGCGGCACATTCCGGGTACAGTCCGGCGATGTGGATATTTCCACCAGCAAATTCTCGGTGTCAATTACCGACGAAGCGGGCGGCGAGGATGAGCTGCTGACCATTGACGCCACGGGGGTACGGGCGGCGAATCTCAGCGCCCCCAACGTGGCCATGCGCTACGACGGGCCGTGGCAGATCATCGTCAACAGCGGGGCCACCAGCGCACAGGTGGAATCCGGAAGCTATGTGCGCAGCGTGCAGGAGGCCTTCGACCGGCTGAACGACCGGTTTCTGCCGTACTACGCGGAGGTGAAGCTGGAGACCGACACGTATGAGAACGTGAGTATCCACGGGATTTACGCGGGGCCGGGGGATTTGCGAATTATCGGACAGGGGCACGCGGTTTATGGGGGAATCGTGATGCAGAACGTGAACGCGAATGTCACGATCAGCAGCCTGAAGGCATGCAGCGCCAGCGGGAGTGTATGGGAAATCCACAACTGCCGATATGTATCCCTGACCGGATGTATCGCCGAGGGGTATTCCACGGCGGCGAAAGGATATTACATCGACCAGGGGTCGATCGTCACCATGGGCAGCTGCGAGGTATACAACTGCAAAACCGGAGTGAACGTGGACTGGGGCGCGAAGGCAGACATCGTGAACCTGAAGGGCACCGCGACGCAGTATGCCTATCAGCTTTTCGGCGCGGTGATCACCAACAGCGGAAGCCGGCCCTCCGGAGGGTTGACGGGGATGAATTACATTTCCGCGCCGGGCGATCTGACTACGGTTGCCGTGGACACCGGCAGCGGCGTGGTTGTACCCACTACGGGCAGCGCGACGTTTAACCCGTCGGATACGGGCACGTACACCAGCTACTGGTGGAGCGGAGACAGCGATATTCGGCAGGGGTACACGAAATCCAACGGACGGATTAAGGGCAGCATTTTCTACGCCGTATCGGGCGTGGGGAGCAACGTGGCGTCGGCGGTGCTGCGGCTGACGCGTCTGAAGGGCTACGGCAAGGGCAGCGCGGTGCAGGTGAAGGTTTACGGAACGACCAGCACCGGCAAGAACGGGAACCCTGCGCTGAGCACGGAGGGTTACGTGCTGGGCAACGTAGACGAGGGGCAGACGGCGGACTTCTCCCTGCCCGCGGCACTGGCCGCCGGGCTAGGGGCCGGGACGTACAAGGGCATTGTGCTGTACGCGGACGACGACACGACGCTCCATGGCAAGACCTACAGCGGTAACTATGCGCGGTTTGCGGCGGCCGCGCCGCTAACCATTACATGGACGACATAAGGAAGGAACGGTGATGAGATGCTTGCAATCGATAACCTGACGCATGAATTGTTGTTGGGGCGGCAAACGGAAAACGGCGTGACGGTGGTACAGATAGACGTGCAGTCGTGGCTTGACCAGTGGCCCGGGATGGAAACCGTGATAATGGTGACGCGTCCGGGAGAGAGCGCGGCGTATCCGGCGGCAACGCGCATGGATGGGAGCAACATCGTCTGGACGGTCAACGGAGCGGATACCGCAATCGCGGGGCGCGGAACGGCAGAAATTCTGGGACTGGTAGACGGCGTGCGGAAGCTATCGCAAATCGTGCGAACGCGGATAAAAGCGTCAACTGTTGCGACCACCATGGAGCCGCCTGACGGTGCTCAGCCGTGGGTGGACGAGGTGATTAATGCCGCGGACGAGATCAAAAACATGACGGCGCAGGCGGAAACGCTTCAGCCGGGAGAAGCGGCCACCGCGGCTTACGCGGACGGGAAACTGACACTTGGGATTCCGCGCGGCTTGACCGGAGAGCCTGGGGCAAAGGGCGATAAAGGAGAAAAAGGCGATAAAGGTGATCCTGGAGTCCAGGGAGAAAAAGGAGATAAAGGTGATCCCGGTTCCGACGCATCTGTGACCGCCGAGAACATTCAGACGGCGCTTGGATATTCGCCGGTCAAGGACGTGCAAATGGCTGGAACAAGTGTTGTGTCCGACGGTGTGGCAAATGTGCCGGTTGCAAATGTTGATGTATTGGGCGCAGTGAAGTTTAGGCAGGCTTCCGCTACTGGCATCTGGGCTAGTGACGGTGTGCCCTATGTTTCGTTTGCTACAGACGACGAGATTTCAAATCGATTTGGGCAAAGAAAAACGATCACGGCAACCAACATGGACTATGCCGTCAAAGCCGCTATGTGCGACGGTAATGGTGCGGCGTGGACGGAAGATGAGCAGAAGGCTGCGCGGGAACGCATTGGCGCGGATGGAAAATACGTGCTAATCGAGAAGACAACCCTGACGGAAGAAACCTCACAATTTGAAAGGACGCAGGAACCAGATGGCACGCCGTATAATTTGGCGGCAATTAAGATCATCGTGCAATTTGTCCCCGGGCAAACAAACGGCGCATTTTTCTGTTTCGGAAAAAATAACGGCATAAGAATCGTAGGCGGAGCAACACAAACAATAGTAATGCCTAATCCGTCAGGTGATGCAAGTTATAGGTCGACTGTTATTTTCGACGCAAAACCGGGATATGGAGGCTTCTATGAGAGCTATTCCGCGGCAGGCAATCAAGGTGGTTCAATGGTAGTTACCCGTCCAGCCAACGGCATGTACATAATGAGTGATATATCAAAAAAGATACAAAATATACAATTTTATCTGTATTCCAGTGCTGGTGCGCCAATGATAGCTGGAACTGAAATATCGATTTATGGGGTGAGGGCATGAAGAAAAATATCTTGGTCAAGACCGGCGAGCGCACTGAAACGCGCATCCGCACAATTCCGGCGCGGTACAGCGAAATGGGAGAACTGATCTCGGATAGCTACGAT